AATGGAGTAATGACTATAAAATGGCTCCTTATCTTAGACCAGAAACTTTATTTAACTCCACAAAATTTCAAGGATATTATAATTTAATTCCTAAAGATACCGTAGATTGGACAACTAATAGAGTATGATGGAAGGATTATTTGATAATGTATATGGACAAATTGTAGAGAATAAAAGGCTAAGAGAGGCTGGTAAAGATATAGCAATCCCTTTTCCATTTGTTAGATTTTCTGAAGAAATCCCTGGTATTCAAAAAGGTAGATATATTATTACTACTGCCAATCAAAAAGTAGGAAAAACTCAATTTACAGACTTTTTATTTCTATATAATCCATATAGATTTATTAGGGAAACTAACACTAATATTAAAGTAAAGATTCTCTATTTTACATTAGAAATGGGAAAAGAAGATAAGATTAAGTATGCTTTATCTCATTTTTTATTTATTCATAAAGGAATAAGAATACATCCAGATAGAATGGATTCTGTATTTAAAAGGTATATTCTAGAAGATAGAATAGTAAAAGCTATTGAAGAATTAAAACCTTATTTAGAAGACTTTCTTAAACATGTTATCTTTTATGATCACACAAAGAATCCCTATGGGATTTACCGCACAGTTAGAGAATACGCACATACTAATGGACATTATGAAGATAAAGAAGGAATAACTTTAAATACAGAATGGATAGAAAAAGGAACTAATGAAGAAGCTAAAAAGATATTCAAATATGTTCCTAACGATCCAGATGAATTTGTAATAGTTATTACAGATCATGTTAGTCTACTTACCCCTGAAAACCAGGAAACTTCCAGAGAAGCTATGATAAGATTTTCATCAGATTACTGTTTATCTATGAGAGATAGGTGGAAATATATTGTAGTAAGTGTGCAACAACAAACTTCTGCTCAAGAAGGTGTTGAAAATGCACAAGCTAATATGATTCGCCCAAGTTCTAATGGCTTGGGGGACAATAAGTTAAGCGGCAGAGACTGCGATTTGATGTTGGGATTATTTGCTCCATATAGATTTAGAAGAGCAGATTGGGAAGGATATAACATAAAGAGAGTTAAAGATTCATACAGAGAGTTATCAGTTATAGCAAATAGAAGGGGAAGTTCTGTAATTACAGATTTATATTTTGATGGTTGTGTTAATTATTTCTCTGAACTTCCTAAAGCAACAGATATGAATGAACAAATTTACAAAGCAATTGAAAATAAAACTTATAAATGATATGAAAGATAATGAATTTATAAAAGGAAAATGGTATGTAAGTACTAATGATGTATTTCACCCAAAAGAATCTAAATTGTATATTAAATTTTCAATGATCAGAAAAGATAATATACATTATTCAGAGTGTATTCAAACTTGGAGTGATTCTCCTTACAGAAATTATGCAGAATTTGCTAATCCATATTTAAACTTTGTTTTAGCAGATATGACAGAAGTTAGTAAGTTTCTACCTAAGGAACATGTTGATAAGATTACAACATATGAATTTGAGGCTGATAAATGGTATGAATTAAAGTATCTTTACGGAAAGAGAGAATGTAATACACTGATGAAATCTACAAGTAATTCTACAAATAGACTTAATTTTACAGAATATTATGATATAATTGATAAAGAGTGGAGATCCGCAGTAAGTTTTGAAATAGATAAAGATATTACAATGACTTATGTAAAAGAACTATCTTTAGAAGATGTACAACAATACCTACCCGAAAATCATCCAGATTTAGTAGTAGGATTACCTAAAGAATATATAGTAGAATGTAATAGTAGTGAGGAAACTACTGCAATAATTCAATATACTTCTAATGACAAAGATAGTTGGTCACATTGGAAATATGTAGTTCATAGTCCTATTCTCTATCCAAGTACATTAGGAAATAATAATATAGTTATAAAGATATTCGATAGTTGCGTACATCTTCCTATATTAACATTTGAAAATTGGAATAAATTAAAAAATATGAAAGAAGAATTTAAATTACCTGAGAAATGGTGTATTAAAGCAGATGGTGAAAATGGTATAGCTGGAGAATATTTTAACTCTCAATCTAATAGCACCTGTTATACTTTTAATACAGGATATTACCATAATTACAATTTATATATTCCAAAACAAATTATAACAATTAAGGGGGATTTAAAATCCTCATTTCATTGTAATGATATTAGAGAAGGATATACAGAAATAACTTTAGAACAATTTAAAAAATATGTTATGAAAGATAAAAAGATTATTGAATGGAGATTAAAAGAAAATTGTAAACAATATGCTGAAGCAGCTTTTCAATTAAGTGGATTAATAGGTACTTTTCAAGTATGTGGACATCACATACATTCTGGTATAGGTAATACAAGTTTTACAGCTGATACATTACGAAAAAACAATGTGTTAGATTTATGGTTTGAACCAGTTTATGAAGAAGAATTTATCAATCTAAGTTTTGGAGATACAAGAGTTACAGTAACTAAAGGTCAAGGATTTGTATCATTACAAGAAGGGAATATTAGTAAAACAGAACTTAAGGCTATTATTGACCATTTTACTAAAGGTCCTAAAATATTAGGTTATGAAGGTAAGGCTGAGAAGGTTACTTACGGGTGTAAATCAGGGCTTATAAGTGAATTACAAACTATTTATAATACTATTTAATATGAAACAATATGCAGAAGTAATAAATACAGGTGAAAGTTATACTACACATACTAATGCGCGACAGTATGGATGTACTAATTATCATCATTGGCTTAGTAAATATGGGGCTAAAAATGGAGATATTTTAGAAATAGTAAAAGAAATATTAGTAAATACAGACGACCCTTCTTATATTTTAAAAGATAATGAAGGAGTTGAATATATTATTGGTAAAAGTGGAGTTGAATTATTAATAAATTATAAACCAGTTATGAAATATACTAAACAAGATTGGATTGATGGTAAGTGTGCTATTAAATGGGAAGATAAGAAAAAAAGTAAAATAAATGAATTTTTTCAAGAATGTACTGAATCAAATTCAAAAGCTGAAGGAATGGGAGTTTATTATTATTCTTCAAATAATAAAGGATATTTTAGTCATAGTCAAACTACAACTTTACCAATAGTAACAATTGATGAACTTTTAAATAATAAAGAAATGAGTAAAGTAGAAGCACCAAAACCTTTCCTAGTAAAAGGAGACAGTAAACATTTATTAAAAGCTTGTTATGAAGAGATTATAGCATTAGGATATACTGAAGCAAGCCGAAAAATTAAAGATGTTAGTACATTTTTCAGTACAAATATTAGTAAATTAGATTCATTAACTAGATTAGAAGAGTATACTGAATTATTTGTAAATGGTACTTTATCTATAGATCCTGAATATTTAGTATTCATCCTTCCTCAAGACTATAACAAAGCAATTGAATACGCAAAGGAAGCAATAAATTCATCCTATTGGACTCAAAATAGAGTTAAGAAGATGACATTTGGTACACTTGAGGTAGAGGTAGAGAAGGCTAAAGGATATGTTATGATTGCTGAAGGTAAAGTTACTAAAGCAGCTCTAAAGGAAGTGGTAGATTATATCAAAAATAAACCAAAGTTATTAGGATATACATTATCAGACAATGGTACAGAAATTAATTTCGGCTGTAAGTCTGGAACTGTCTATCAACTTATTGATATTTACAACGAAATGTAATTTATTGTTAAATTAAAACTAAAATAATGAAATGCAAAATACTATTAATACTATTAATGAGCACCCTCCTCCAAGTGAAGGAGGGATTTGCTCCTAATATTGAGGATAATGTTTTAACTATCTATACTTCCACTTCTGTTAAATGTAACAAAGAATTAGAGAATAGAAAGAATAGAATTCTTAAAGCAATTTGGAGAGTTGAGCATCCTATAACTAAACAACAAGCTATTGATGCTTATTTAAGAGAAGGAGCTTTAGGGCCATTTCAAATTCATAAGGAAGTTGTAGATGATGTAAATAACTTAATTCTAAAGAAGAAAGTTTATACACATAATGATTGTAAAGATAGTACTAAATCCGTAGAAATATTAAATCTATATCATGGATATTATACTCCTCAATTTAATCATTATAAGGTAGCAATGGTTCATAATGGTGGACCAACTTGGTATAAAGCAACTCCTAAGCAAAGAGCAAGATTGAATAATTATTGGAACAAAATAAAATATAATTTAAAATAAATAAAATTTTCCCAAAAGGTTTTGAAATGTGGAATATTGTTTATATATTTGTAAATAAAATATAAAATATGAAAACTGTATTTATTTACACATTAGAACACCCAATAACTAAAGAAATAAGATATATAGGAAAAACAAATAATCTAAAAATTAGATTGGGAAATCACCTTTGTAATAAAGATAGAACTCATAAAGTAAACTGGATAAAATCTTTAAAAACTAAAGGATTAAAACCAGAAATGAAAATACTAGATGAAGTTGATGAAGTTGATTGGAGCTTTTGGGAAAAATATTGGATTGCCCAATTTAAAATTTGGGGAATTAATTTAGTAAATGAAACAGAAGGTGGAGAAGGTCTGTTAGGAATGGCAAATTTTAGAAAAAGAGGAGTAAAATGTTTTAATCTATATGAAGAGTTAATTTTTACCTTTGAATCTATAAAAGATGCTGCTAGATATTTTAAATGTAGTGATAAACATATATGTGATTGTTGTAATGGAAAAATAAAATCCCATAAAAATAAAGTATGGAGATACTTAGAAGATGATTTTAATAAATTTAATATTGTTGGTAATAATAATAGAAAAAGTATATTACAATATGATTTAGATGGAAATTTTATTAAAGAATATTTTAGTATAACTCAAGCAGCAATTGAATTAAAATGTCTTGCTCCTTCTATATCTAGAGTTTTAACAGGGAGAAGAAAAAAGTTTAAAAAATCAATTTGGAAATATAAATAATAATAAATGGCAATAACCTTAGTAACAGAAGAGAGAAAACCTAAGTTCACTAACCCAAGAGTACAAATAATTTATAGTGTACCCAAGGCAGGAAAAACTAGTATAATATCTCATCTAAAGAATCATTTAATTTTAGAATTAGAGCCTGGAGGGGCAGATTATGTTTCTGGAAGAGTGCAGGAAATTCATAAAGCATTTGAATTCAATGAAACCCTTGAAGCAATTAAAAATTCTCCAACTAAAGTTTGTGAATATCTAATTATAGATACTATTACAAAATTAGATGAGTGGAGCGAGATTGTAGGTACTTATAATTATATGAATAAGCCTCAAGGTAAGAAGTTTAATAGAGTTGGAGAGATTGAAACTGGTGCAAAGATTTCACATACCGATGTAAGATTTGAGACAGTTCATGCTTTAGGACAAGGTTATGGATATCAACATTCTAGATCTGTAATGACAGAATGGTATGATAAATTCTTGGAATTGATAGCCTTAGATAAAGTAACTTATATTATCTTATTGGCGCACGTTAAGGATAAGTTAATAGAATCTAGAAATGGAGATTCTGTAGAAACTATAGATATTAATTTAACTGGTAAAGTTAAAAGTATATTTGCGTCTAGAGTTGATGCTATAGGACATTTCTACAGAGAAGATGGTAAGGGGTATATATCCTACAATAACGAATATAAGGTTGTTTGCGGAGGACGTTGTCCTCATTTAGATGGTAGCATTCTTATTTCGGAGAAACAACCTGATAAGTCAATTAAAACCTATTGGGATAATATTTATTTAAAATAACAATTAAACCAAAATAAAAATATGTCAAAATTTGTAAAAGTCCCCCTAGATGTATATCTGGAAT